ACGCACCTTCAGTGTCGAGATATCGACGTTCTCTTCCGGAATTTCAAAAAACTTCGGCCCATAGGAATCATACGTATACGAATAAGTCAGCATGATTCCTTCGTGGATCGAGATGGATTTTTGGTAAAGCCCATCCTCGTTCGTCACCGAGTATTGCTGAAGCGTCTGGAATTCGTAGTTGATGCCATCGACGGACGCGCGGAATCGCGTTCCGGCTGGAATGATGATTTCGTCGGGGAAGTCAGATTGGTTGAAGACGAGGCTGATTCGGGCAGTTGCAGCCTTTGCCGAACGCGGAATGTACTTTAGATGCTTGGCGATGGACACGACGCTTTGCCGTAGTGTCGCGCTATCGAGATACATTTCATTCGCTTGCATGTTCGCAAGGAATGCATTATAATAGGTATTATATGCCAGAATATCGAGGAGATAGTTGAGCGTTGAACCCTCAAAGTCAAGGTCCGTCAATTCTGGCCTTGACCGCAGGAACGTCTTTAGGTTATCCTTGATATTCTGGAAATTGAGTTCGGTGACGCGAAGTTGATTGTTTGCAGGCATTGGCGCAACTTATGTTTTCTTGTATTTAGTGACGTTGGCCAGAAGCCCCCGTTCCTTTAGGGCGCGGCAGTTCACCGAATACGTTCGAAGAAAGCCGATACCGTAAACGGCTCCTTGACGTTGCGGATCGAGAAAATCACGTCAACAATGAACCCATTGCGGTCGAAGTCCTCACGGACATTGACTTTTTCGAGCTTCGCCCGTGGTTCATGATACGTAATCACGTCTTCGATCTGCTGACGTAGCAGAATCAAGGTCGCTTCATCGACATTCTCGAAAAGAAGTTCCGTCACCCCACCGTAAATGTCTGGACGGAATAGTTTCTCGTAGCGATTGGTTAATACGAGATTTTTCACCGCCTGCTTGACGGCCTCGGCATTCTTTTTGATGAGCAATTGCCGCGTCACCGGATGTGGCTCAAACCGGATGTCAATGTCCCGGAAAACCACGTCCTTGATTGGCTTCATTGAGGAAATGTCGGACATTAGAAAAATCCTTTAATGCTCGTGATTCCTTGTTCGACCACACCAGTGATGGAGTCAACCGTGCGGATGATCGGTTCTGCCGTGCCTGACAAGGGATTCAATATCCGTTTCGGGTCAAACTCGATGTGCGCCCAAGAAGAATTTCCGTAAATCAGGTCGATGCTTGACGCCATGCCAGCCAATTTCTGAATTTCTTTGGCAGCGTGGTAGATGTTGTCGGAAAATGACTCGATTTGAATGTCAAATGAAAGTCCCGTCAGGTGTTTGATTTCGTTTAGCGCCGTCCCTACCGGCAAATTGTTCAAGAATCCGGCTTTGATGCGCAAGTCACCGCCGAAACCTGCCAGCAAGTTTTCCATGATTCCATCCGCGCCAATCTGCAAATTTCTGGCAATTTGCCAGAGGGGGACTTGACCGGGCGTGAAGATATGGTTGTATTGTTGCGGAATTAACTTCGCAGTGAACGTGGGCAGCCATTTACCCACCACCGGATGATAGGCACCGGTAGACAAGTGATCAATGAGAAAGTTTTTCGATAGTTGCAGTCCGGTATCGATTACCGTATTTTGATTGATTTCCGTCATGCCCCTACGTAAACCTTCGATTGATTGGTGACTACAGTCGTTGCGCCACACGCGCGGGAATCCCCGTGGCGATGGACCGCGATGCCTTCTGAAAAAACTTTCGATGAGGCGCTTGTTGCGGATGGTGCGCAGTGGGCACCTCCCAAGGGAATGCACAAGTCATCCGGCTGTGCTGTTGAACCAAGGTACACAACCTTGCGCCCATTCACGAAAAATTTTCCGGAATTGTTTGATGCATCCAGCCCGCCGCTACCGTGTGTGTTTGGGTCACCCAGAACCGCAACCAATGGCATCACTTTTCCTTTCCGAGAATTTCCGTGAATGATCTGCGACCATTTGGGATGCGGCGCAGAAAATAATCGTAAAATTCTCGATTTGTTCGCTTAATCGCTTTGCCGTTTCGCATTTTCTTGTCGGTAATGTCCGGCTTCGAACTTCCCGTGTTTGCGACATCTTCGTTCGGCTTCTGTTCCGCCAAATCCATAAATTGCTTTACCTTGTCGGCAGACTTCAGGACATGTGCCATGAAAATTTCACCATACAGAGGATCGCGCCCCAATGAAGAACGAAGGTCATTTACATATCCATAGAGTTTCTTCGCCAAATCCTTCACGTCATCTGCCGATTGACGTGTATCTAATCCGCGCTCCCAGTCAGCAACAAATAACAGAAGGTCATAACTAATCCGACTCGAACGAGCAGCCCTAGCGATGTCTCGAAATACTTGCGTAGGAATATTTGCCACTTTCCGTTTCTGTTCAGAAGTATTAGAAAGCCCAATGGCAGTATTAATAAGGTTAACAGCACCATTAGCAGTAAAAAGAGGATGCTCATAACCTTTAACAAAAGTAAGAACACCAGAATGCGCAGGTTCCATATGGGCTTCTGGATCGGACGGGTCATCAAAAATTTCCCCAAACTTTGGGTTATTGATATCTATGCTCATATCCTCTTACCTACGCGCTATATTGACTATATCCATCTTCCATTGTATTATAGGAATCGGGATTTGGTTGTGCTTCAGGCACTCGCTCAATCTTTGCTCGTGGCGAAATTTCTCCGATGTCGGTTGACTTGGCGTCCTTGGCGGACGCGGCATCTTTCGAGCCACCTTCCGCCAGTCGGATTTCGTCATCGGCATAGATTTTCGTCGCTTTCAGACTCATATCACCGGAAGCCTGCATCTTGACTTCCTTGGCCTTTGCATCGAAGCCTTCTTCGGCGTTCTGGACGATACTTTTTGCCTTGATATTTAACGCACCTTCTGCTTGAATGTTCATTTCACCCTTGGAATATATGTCGATTTCGTCGGCTTCGATGATGAGTCTCTTTGCTTTGATTTGTAGTGTTTCTGCAACACCAATGTCGGCCTTTCCGCTAATGGTCAGGGTGAAGTCGTTTTTCCCGAGAAATTCGATGGAACCGTCCGCGTGCATGATCATGTCTGCCGTGGTACGCATTTTGATGTCGTTACGCGCCGTCAGATAGTATTCACCTAGAATTCCGTTGAAGGAATTGTTCTGCACCATGCCGTAATAATTTCCCATGGTGCGTTGCACTACGGTTCCCTTCGCCGTCATCTCATATTTCGAGCCGGATCGATGGGATATATTGATGCGTTCCGATTCCGGCGTGTCATCGAATTCCATCAAATGTCCCGACTTCGTCGAGAACGTTTTGTTGTATGGGTACTGCGGATTGAATGCGGATTCGGGTTCACCGAAAGTTCCCGTGTCACCGGCAATCGGAATACCGCTGAATCGACGGGAATCGTCTCGAATGGCAGTCGGTTGGTTGAGATTCCCATTGAGTCCGCGTGCTGCCGTGTGGGTAGACGGTGCGCCCTTATAATCGTTGTACGGTAGGGAGTTTGTCGGGTCTTGAAACCCCTGAAGTTTCGTCGGATCGCCGCCCCAACCAGAGTAGAATCGTTCTGCGTATTCGTAGCGACGGCCAGTTTCTCTTCCGTTTCTTCCGTACTTATAACCAGAAAATCGCTCATAATAGTTCATTGCTGTGACTGCTTGATCCACCGTAGTCGCATTCCGAAGCATCGCACCGGCACTCTTTTCGGACGTGCGCATTTCATAATCAAAAAAATCTAGCTGCGTTTTCAAATTATTAGGGGATTCGCCGCGAGAAGCCGCGAATTGATTAAGAGCATCCCGGCGAGGCCCTAGCCATTGCGCAATGCCGAAAGCGCCTATCTTGTTGACGGCATTGGGGTTTAGTCGCGATTCTTGCTGGAACGATCCAAGAATACCGGCAATTTGAACGTCATTATATCCCTTTTGTTTGAGGTAATCTCTTGCAAACTTTGCCGCGTCTTCGTTCGTCTTGATATTGTTTGGATCGAGGGGAGTATTGCCAGATGAATTATCTGCCGGGGTATTGGTTACTCCCGGAACGCTTTTCACGCCGCTCAATCCCGGCTTTCCCTTGTACCATCCGGCACTCACCAGTGCCCGTTCGAACCATGCCGGTGCGTTTTT